CCAGGAAATAGTAATCAGTTGATGATTGATTATAAGTTTTTTAAAGACAATGATTTGTTTTTAGATATACAAGGTGCTACAAACTTTGACTTTGTTGCAAGTGCGCCAGTTGATGTTTGTAATAGCTTGCAGTTTAAATGGCTTTTGCAAAATACCCATAAGATAACAACATTAGAAGTTAGCGGCGGTGAGCCTTTCTATGATAAAAATCTTTTACACTTACTAGATAAGTACATCGAAAACAATGATGCTAAAAATACAACACTTCATTTTCATACAAACGGAACATTATTTACAGAAGATCTTTGCAACAAACTATTGCAGTTTAAAAATAATCAACACACAATCAGTGTAGATGGAGTAGGTAAAGTTTACGAATATATTAGATATCCTCAAAGTTTTAGTATGTTAGAGAACAGTATAAAAACTTATATTAATATTGTAAATCCTAGCGTATTATGGTTCAATCTAGTTTTAACAGCACACAACTTGTTTAATTTAAAAGAGTATAAAGCATGGGTTGATACATTTGATGTATCAACTAAACACATTGTATTAAGTGAAGTTCATAGCAGCACAAGAGGCGTTTCATTAAAAAACCTGCCTGTTGATATATTAAAGAAATCTAAACAAAAATATTCTAAAACTAATATTGAAAACTTAACTACAATGATAGACGATGCTATACATAATAATATAGGAAACACAAAAAAGTTATATCAAGAAACAATATTGTTTGATCAAAGTAGAAACCAACAATATGAAAAATATTTAGATGAAAATATTGTTAATGTTTTAAAAAATACTTGACATGTTCCTATAAACATGTTATAAATAGACTGTAAACGTTGAAGCAACGTGGACACATTCTGGACCCGGGGGCGGTACCCGGCGACTCCACCACAAACACATTAGGTTTGAAATATAACCTCTCTTTCCCGAGATGATAACTTGATATAGAGGACCTAGAAATAGGGTAAAGAATAAGAGTGCTAGTGTGTTTTTGATGGGGTCGAAATAGGATCGACAGGTGTGAAAGTGAAGTGGAGTTACCGGGATGTAAGCGCCGTTACCGCGAACAAACTTTATAATTGCAAACGCAGATTATAGTCTAGCAGCCTAAGGGTATGCAGGGTATGGGTTCCACCTGGTAACAGAACGGGCCCGCTATTACGGATGAGACATAGGTTAAAGTACATCCACACACAAAAGGAAACCATTTTAATGAAACTATTTAAACTATTAACCGCATCAGTACTATTGATGGGGTCTTTCGGCATGTCAGCATTAGCTGATGAACCAAAGGACAAAGTAAAAGCAGCCTTCGTTTACGTTGGCCCAACAGGAGACCACGGCTGGACTTATCGTCATGACATTGGTCGTCAACAAGTAGAAGAAGCATTTGGAGACAGAGTAGAAACTACATTTGTTGAGAGTGTACCAGAAGGCGCCGATGCAGAACGTGTAATGACACAACTAGCACTACAAGGAAATGATATTATTTTTGCTACATCATTTGGATATATGGATCCATTGATGTCTGTAGCAAAGAAGTTTCCAAATGTAAAGTTTGAACATGCTACAGGTTATAAGCAATCAGAAAATGCTGCCAACTACGGCTTGAAACTATATCAAGCAAGACACGTACAAGGCATTATTGCTGGTATGATGACAAAAACAAACACCATTTGTTATATTGCTTCATTTCCAATCCCAGAAGTTATGCGTGAAATCAATACATTCTATCTAGGTGCAAAGAAAAAGAACCCAGATGTAGAACTAAAAATTACTTGGGTTTACACATGGTATGATCCGGGCAAGGAAAAAGATGCAGCAGTGGCTATGATCCAGCAGGGTTGTGACATTGTAGCACAACACACTGATTCACCTGCTCCACTACAGGCAGCAGAAGAAGCTGGTGTACTTGGTTTTGGACAAGCAAGTGATCAAATGAAGTTTGCTCCTAACGCACAACTAACAGCAACTATTGACAACTGGGGTCCTTACTATATTAAAAAAGTAGGACAAGTGCTAGACGGTACATGGGAAACAGGTGATTACTTTGGACACATGAACGAAGACGCTGTACAAATGGCACCGTTTGCTAACATGCCAGCTGATGTACAAGCAGAAGCACAGCGTGTAAAAGATGCTATTAGCGCCGGCGAGTTGTTTGGATTTACAGGTCCAATAAACAAGCAAGACGGAACAGTGTTCCTAAAAGATGGTGAAGTAGCAACACGTATGCAGCTAGACACAATGGACTTCTATGTAGAAGGCATTACATCACAGGTTCCTAACTAATGATTCCAGTAATTGATTTACAAGCATCAGACGCTTTAGATCGCATCGACGAAGCCTACACAACAGTAGGCTTCGCTGTGTTCACAAATGCTCTAAACACAGTAGAGCAAGGTGATATGAAAAGTTGGCAAGAACAAATGAAAGCGTTCTTTGAACTGCCAATGGATGTAAAGCAAAGCTATCCTTATAACGCAGATACTAACTTAGGTTATAGTATGGTAGGTGATGAAAATGTAGACCCTACCGCACCTAAGGATATTAAAGAAAGTTTTAACTACAACAATACACGTATGCCAGAAGACCTTTGGCCTACTGAACTAAATGGATTTAAAGCAACAGCACTACAAAGTATCGACATTGCAGATAAACTTACACTAAAGATATTAGAAAAGTTTGATACTATTTTAGATACCGGTACTAAACTTGTAGATTCTCATATGCAACCGTTTAACACCACAAGAGTTATTCATTATCCAGCGTATGACGGACCTGTTGAAAACAAGCAAATGCGAATAGGAGAACATAGTGACTACGGTACTATTACTTTACTTTGGCAGATTAACGATGTACCAGGACTCGAAGTTCAAGACCTTAATGGCACTTGGCATCCAGTACCCTATGCGGACAATGGCGTTGTTTGTAATATTGGCGATTTACTACAGCGTTGGACTAACGATTATTTTAAAAGTACTAAACATCGTGTAGTCAACAGTCACATACATCAACAGCGTTATAGTATGCCACATTTTGTAGATCCTACACCAGGCACTATTGTAAGTAATCTACGTAAAGATGAAGCAGCAAAGTATGATTCGATTGAATCAAAAGAGTATTTGATGTGGCGCCTAGCTCAAAGCTACTAGTGCTACACTTTTACACACCCTAGTAAGGTTGACTTTACACAGTTAATCTGCTATATATAATACACACTAAAAGACACACAGGAGAAAACTATGAAGAATCCAAAACCCATTGGATGGGCAACCACAATATCAGAACTTATAAACATTCCACGTGAAATGTGGGACAGCGTAATGACAGTAGAAAAGTCACCACTACGTAACTTAGACCCTATGGTAGGACATATGATCTTCCAGTGTCTATTCTTTATCTGGAGTGGTATCTTTGCCCTAATGGTAGGAAGCTATCTTGCTTTTGGTATTAGTGCTGCATTCCACCTATTGCTTGTTAGTGGTGTTACTATTACAGTTGTAACATTCCGTCAAGCAGAACGCAATCCAGAGTCACTCAACAATATTTTGAAATCAGGCCGCAAGTACAACGGTCGTGCAAATGGTGGCGAACATGAGTGAACAAACACAATATTGTACTACAAAAGGCTTAGGCTGGGCATTCTTGGTAATCATTCTAACATTTACAGCACTACCTTTGCTGATGTCACTAGCTATCATGGGTCCAGAAGAATATGCTAGAGCATGTAAAGTAGCAATTCATATGCCTTGCTTTGGACTAGGTGAATGAAACCAAACACTAGCTTTGAACTATCAATCCGTGACATCGAAGTTATTGAATCGGCACTAAGAGCAAAAGCTGGACGCAGAGGATTGGCTATTGCACAAGGTGATGTATCAACTCAACTCCACGAGGAGATGAATGAGATACAAACTCTACTAGGTAAAATACACGATCAAAAAGTTTGGTATAAACCAAAAGGATTTGTACCAGGCGGATAAACCATATACGAAAGGAACATAATATGGCAAGACTACTGACTACACTAGGATTACTTGCAGCAATGGCGACACCAGCACTTGCTGAAGACATGACAATCGATATGCTAAACAAACGTGATGACGGTGCTAAGATGGTATATAGTGAAGACATCGCTCGTATTGATGTAGGCGATACTATCACTTGGGTACCAACTGCAAAAGGACACAACGTAGAGTTTGTTGCTGGTCCAGAAGGTTGGGATGCACCAAAGAAATCAAAGAACAACAAAGAAGTTGCGATTACATTTGATATTCCAGGCATTTACTTTTACCAATGCTCACCACACAAAGGCATGGGCATGATTGCGTTTGTAGTTGTAGGTGAAGACACCAGCAACCTAGCAGACATTGCTGGTGCAAAGGTAAGTGGCAAATCAAAAAAGAAATTTGCAGACTTGCTGGATCAACTTTAAATACAATGGGAATGAATCCACTTCCAAATAAAAATACAGATGAAGATCTCATTAAAGAGTTTTTAGACAAAGGCGGCGAGATTACCAAAGGTAAGACCAAAGCAATGCCTAGTGAACTTGGTATTAGCAACAACCAGTGGAACAACAAACTAACCAAAGCTGAAAAAGACGCCAAAGGTTGAACTGGATTGAAATAGATAAAATACTCTACGGCATTATAGCACGACATGATGCCGTAGAAGACATGCTTAAAGAAGCCAAGACACAATTCAAGTGGAATGATAGACAAGCAGAAACATCACTACTACCGTTGCTCAAACGCAACACAAAAAAAACTATTATTACAGAAACCCCCAAAAAACGCTCTAAACGATCGACAAAACGGAAGTAGATGTTATAACTATTAGAGTGAAGGGGCAAGCGTCGAACTTGCCCCTTACTATGTATACATATTAAAAAAAAGGAACTAAAATATGCGTAATGTATTTATTACAACAGTAGCCGCTATGGCTATTTCAACAGCAGCATTTGCTGAAGACACAGTGACAAAAGTCACAAATCCATATGGCCCACTACTAACAGGTGAAGTGTCACTAGACTTTGCTGAAACAGCAAATGACAACTATGGCGGAACATTTAACCTAGACTTAGGCATCGACGCTGGTGGTTTAGCAACAGTTGACCTAGACTTCGAAGTCAACGAAGCAGGCAACGGATCACTTGCTGACTGGACAGTTGGTACAACTGTAGGCGCACTAGGCGTAGCAGTAGGCACAGACAATGGTGTAATGCCAGGTGCAGAAGGTGAGCAAACACTAGCAG